TCCTATCTTGTCGTTTTGTTTGTCGATAACTGGTGAACTAATATATGTCTCTAATATTCTCTCGTTATACCATTCAGGCCGATAGACTTTCCAGTTAGTATCTTTAGCGTCTGCCACACACTAAGATTGAATATGTGTATATAAACAAAAAGTTCTTTCCGGAAACTACTTAGGTTTCATTCGGTGAGCTGTTCGCATAATCTCACTATTAATATCGTCCATGCCTTCTAATAATGCATTCCTACAAGCAAAAGTTCCTTGTGCAAAAGGTTGATTTTGCCAAATCCCTCTTGCAAGTTCAAAAAAGGGGTCGCTTGAATCCCCTCCTTCGTATATATATCCGTATTCTACAATACTCTTAGACTTGGATGACGGCATAGGCGAATAACCACCATACTCTATAATTTTTGCCGCAGGGTGGTCCGATTGTAAACCAAAAAATACTTTGTTGCCTTTATTTCCTATCAATGGCTCAATGCTTTTTCCTAACCTACCTGTCCGTCTCTTCCACCTTTGATAAACCTTCTTTTCTGCATCATCTCTAATTGCATTCGCTACGTTGCTTAATGCAGTAGTAAAAATGTCTTGCCAGTTTTCCCGTTTCTTGAAAAAATTAATACTATTCGTTACTTTGGTAGCACCTATTATTTTAAACTTCATCTATATGATGCCACTTCTTCTACAGAGGCATCCCCGTACTTTTCCTTCCACCTACGATTTACTTTGTCTGCAATATTTTTTCTCATTAACATTCTTTGATTCTTGTTGTATTGTTTCATGTACTCGCTTTTGTTATTCCAAGCCCTTTCATGCTCGCACTCTTCACATAATCCATTAGACATTAACCTAACTCGACTTTCTCCCGCCATACACTTTTTACAACTCTTCACGGTTTTAATGCTCCTACTTCTGGTTTAGCCTCCTCTGGCATACTAACTTGTGGCTTATCTGGAAGAACTAAATTTCCATCCTTATCCAACGTAGCCTCTATTCCTACCTTATTTAATACTGTAATTATATTTGCCTTCTGTAACATATTTGCTAACGCTTGTTGCTCGTTCTTTGTGTTAATGTCTGCAAACTTTACCTTCCATGTCTGGATTCCCATCAACTTCATTAATGGTTTAAGAAATCCCATTTCCAAACATTGTTGGGTTTCTAAAACTGTTCTGTCAAACAAAGATATCTGCTCACCCTCTGCATTCAACCCACCTACGCCCGCTGTGCTACCTGTTACTATCGGCATAACGCCATACGATGCGTTTATGTCGTTGTTAATGCGCTCCATATATGGTAAAGCCATCAACTCATCCATGTTAGGCATAACTGGCACAAACTTCGCCTGACCGCTTCCTGTACCCTCACCCCTACTACTTATAATTGGAACAAAGTTCGGATTACGTCTGGTTTCCTCCGCAATATATTCTCCCAATCTGTTTAAACTTTCTTCATCATGACCGGGAATATCCAAGAAACCTTTAGGCGGTCTCTCTAATTTATAAATCTTATTTTGGAAGTTTTCAATAGCGAGAGCTGTTTCGATTTTCTTAGAAAGACCTATAATTGGCGACTGACCATACAATCTGGCATTCGCACTGTATTTATTAAAATGAATTATCTCATCCCGTGCAAACGGAATTTTGTCTTCATCCTGACCCATGTCATAAAAGTAAGCCATCGGCTCTGCTTCAAATCCACCTTCACCTAAAGCCCCTTTCTCCAAAAACTTTCTGGTAATTACATCAAAATATTCTTCATTTTTAAATTTACCATAATCATCAACCGCAAATCTCATTTGCTTGGCATCCTCTACCCAAAGCTCCTTGACTATCTTACCATCTGTTCCCTGAATCCTGTCATAAACAACACTTACCCAACAATCGTCAAATACCTCTACTTGTCGTATCATTGCCTTAAAAAATTCCGATGCCGTAATATCTGCATTACCACCACTCGGATTTCTAAGAAGTGTCTCTAACATCTTCCTCTCTTCTTTGTCACCAGCATCCCCAACAGCGTGGTATTCCCATCCCTTCGCTACGGACTGTGACGCGATTCGAGTGATAACGGTTCTAAGATGAGAATACCTGTCTGCTAATTGCTCTAGATAATTCTGGTCAACTGGAGGAAGTATATCGGCCTTGAATGCACGATTACTGCCCGTAGTTCCATACGCAGGAGTCCTTGCATCCTTCAATACACTAGCTGTGTTTCTCTCAATCAAATCCTCTAACGCGGAACGCTTCCGCACTGGCTTTCGCCCTAAAATTCTATCGTACCATGCCAAGTTGTATCGCCTCCACTGTAGTAATTATCTTATTAAGCTTTTCCTTTTTTTGTATTACATCTAAACTCTTTTTTAACCTTCGACTCCAACTTTGTCCAGAATTACCACCCATCATCTTCCACATTATATATCCCTTACTTGGATTCTTCTTGTCGGCAAAGTTCTTGGCTGGTGGGTCTACTTTTTCATGCCTTCTGTAATATGTATCAATCTTAACTGCTGTTTTGTATCCTACGTCCTTCTGATATCTTAACTTACGATTTATGGCTTTAGTTACCTTACCACCACCATAACCATGTATAGCTCGCAAATCACGCCCCTGCAATGCTTCCTTTTTTACACCACGAGGAATCCTGTACCTATCGCGCTTATCTCCCACGATACTCCCGAACATATCTCCTAAGCACTGGCTCTACTAAGACGCCCGTCGGCACATTCTCTGCTTTAGCAATCTCTTTAAGACTCGATTTCGTATCATCGCTAATTCCATAAATTTCCAACCTTGTGCGCTTTTTCATATCTGGTTGGGAACTCTGTATTCTAATGATGTATATAAACTTTCCTATATGTAATCCCAACTAACATAAGCTAATCCTTTTTTGTTCATGCCTTTTATTGCCAACTCACACATCCATAACGCCATCACTGCATCAGGTGTGTGACCTTCTAACCTTCCATTCTTACCGTAAATTAACCTAGCCAAACCATCTGTCAATTTTCTAGGACCGGGACGACTTGCTCCCCTTATTTCTTCCTGCCATGGAATCTGGTATCTCTCTTTTTCAAACTCCAAGGCCAAGCCCGGTATACCCACATCATGGGAGTGCTTTTCGCGTCCCGTGTTGTGCCCTTCAACCGGAAGGCCCGCCAAGTCACTCGCACTATGAACCACAAGTCTCTGATACCCATTCGATTCTATCATTATCGTATCTGGATTAAACCTTTTCGCCAACTCTCTGATTTTTAACACTTGAGTTTCCAACCAACCACTTCCTTTTGCCATTACCTTGCCCGTCCAACTATACAGAAGCCTACGATGCTCATTACGCTTATTATAAGCCACAAGACAGTAGCTTGTCTCATCATTCTGACTGTTCATGCCCACAGCCAAGTCAACACCCATAACGACGCTTATATCGTCATTGTATTCTGGCAAACCCATGTCCAACTTATCGTCCAAACAACGCTGTAACACTTCATACGGAATTACAGCAGACTCTGGGTCCAACGGATTTAACATATACTCAGACTCAAAAGCACGACTTCCCATTGTCTCCTTTTCTTTGTCCAACCTCTCCTGATTCCAATACTCAGGCCAACGAGGACTTCCATCCTCCAAAAGTGCTGGATGTCGTATTACATTCCACTCTTTACTTTCTGAAACCCAATCCGTAATATCTCCTACCCTTTTTTGAGTTCCTACCAATAACATCTTAGATTCTGGCAACCTCATCGGCATTACAACTCTCTGTACGTAATGTATCACTTTTTCATCACTTAAATTTGGAAACTCCTGCAAAACGTCGTCCAAAATAATCATGTGAACGTGCGGACCCTCTAATGCCTTTCCAATACTAGCTGCCTGAACTCTACTTCCATTATTGAACCTTTTTGCTCCCTTACGTATTGTCACTTTCCTGTCATCTGACTTTTCTAAAAATGTATTTAATCTCCAAGACCTCTTACACAATTCTTCAAACTGCTCCAATTTGTCCCAAGCCTGTTCCAATGTCGCTGAAATATACAACGCTCTAAAATTTGGCTGCTTATGCATATAATATGCCAAAACACACAACCCCCACGTCGTTTTCAAGTGACCGCGCGCACATATTATAGATGTAAACTCACCCTTCTGAAAGTTCTCCTCCCATTGCTGATGCATTTCACCTAAAGGAACATAAGTTCCCGGCTCTTGCTCCATATAATCTCCCATCACCTCATCTATAAACTCATTTAAACTAAGCGGCTGCTCATTCATTATCTCTAAAGCACCTGCTATCGCCTGTGTAATGTGTTTACTATTCATATTTGTATTTTGATATACTTATCACTATCTCTTTAACAGCTTTGTCATGAATTATTAGCTTTTCACCAATTACATGTATATTGTCTGACTCTTCAATAACTTCACCGTCCTTAATTATTCGGATGATGCTAACCATCTCCCGCCATCCCAGCTATAAATATCAAAATGTCTCTTGTATCTATACCTATCTATCAAAAAACACTTGGCTACCTTCTCATCATTGTCATAATACGTCTCACCAGCACTTACACGCTTGAATCTATGCTCCTTTAACAAACTCTTTAAGTCATCTACACTTATTAACCAAAGCTGCTTGTCATTAATATTAGGAAAATAATATACAAAATACATCGCCTTCGTCTTTCTTATTCCACTTCTCTTACCACGACACTTGTATTCAATCGCCATATTGCCTGTACCACCCTCATTTAAATTCTTCTCAAAAAAATCAGTCTTTACCTCAAATGTTACCACATTACGCTCGTCATCTTCAAACAATATGTCAAACGCACTAGTGTCATTATACTTAACAAATCGCAAATCTAAAACAGTTTCACCAAAATGCTTGACTGCCTCCTCTCCTTTCTGACCATCTGCCAAATCTTTGTAAAAATTATTGTTCATAACAACAATTCCTCACTAAATTTCTGATTTGCATTAACTACCCTGATTTCTAACGGATATAAGCCCTTTTTCTTAGCTATAGACTCTACACCCTCTGTATTTACTACCTCATAAATAATACCCTCATCAGCATCTATTACGTCCGCACGCAATCCTGTCGAATCAAATATCGCCTCTGTGTAAAACTCATGACCCCATTCCTTTAACTTCTTGCATATCGCAAACTTCATCTCAATATGAGACTTAGTCTCATTCGTACTCCATCGAAACGCATTGCGATTTCGATTGCTTGTTCTTAATAATCTACTTATTTCATTTCTTTTTCTTTGCTTCTCACTCATTTATTGACTTCCTACAGGCTTTGCAATTAACCTCATGGTCCTTATCACTAGCCCTAATGTTCATACTTCCCTTTACCCAGTCTGCATAACGTCCACAAACTGTCCATTGCCCATCATCTCTATACTTATGCACGATTTCCAATTATATCCCCCACTATTGGTGTATATATCTCACTCTGCTTGCACTCATAACAATCAACTACAGGACGACCTTCCTTCTTTTTACTCCAAATAAAATGCTCCTTACTTATATTCCTATGTTCCTGCTCCCATCGCTCACCACACATAAAACAACTAAACCGCCATTTCATTTTAACAACCCCAAACACTTCTTGCAATTTACAAACTTAGTACCGCGCTTCTTCATTGCCGCATACTCCATAGGCGTTACCTCATAACCACATTTACTCAAATGTGCTACATCACTTGGTGCGTGTCTTTTTTGCATCTCTCTCCTCCTGCCATCTTACTCCTATCCAAAATCCTGCTATAAATATTGCAAGGACAAACATACTTATGGATAAAGCAACACCAAAATCACTCAATCCTACACTCCACACAAAATCCTCCATCTAACTCGTAACTCTTAGTACTCATAGGATATCCACAACTCTTGCAACGCCAAAGTCCCTCTTTCATTGCATCCTCGACGCACATGCATTACACAACCACCACGCATTCATGCCCTTGTACGTTTTTTCTAAATGTACCATACCATGACCATGTACCTTCTTGTGCTCATTACAATTCTGACGCAATCCCATGTTATCACACATATTACACTTGTAAGACATCTTTATCCTCCACTATGTCTTCTATCATCTTCTTACAAAGAACACTTACCATTCCCAATCCTACATTGTATGCCTTCTTTTCTTTTCCCTTATACTCCATCGGATTGTCTTCCAAAAATTTCTGGATGTGCATCTGCATCTCATGCAACACAACTATCCATACATCCTGACGCGTAGCATCACTCATCCTAAACACTCCACACACATACACAAATCATCATGCTCATCAATCATTGTCTATTCTACCCTCACACCAACCCAACACATCATCACAAGCATCAAAAATACCCTGCATGTAAACCCGCATATTGTAATCAGTCATCGTCCAATCCTTTTCTCTAAACTCTTGTGTGTTTTTCATCTTCTTTAAACAATATTTCCTAATGTCCATATATCGAATCTCTCGCTCCAAATCTTTCTTCGTAAACTTGTGATTTCTCTTGCCTGCAATAAAACTGTCACTCAAACCATTGCGCTTCTTAACCATCCAAATCTCCTCGCAACAAGGCAATATATGTCCGCAAAAAATGCTGCTTCTTAACACGCGCTATATCCGTCTCCTCCAACGCCCGCTGTATACAATCATTAATGTGCTCAACCAATTCATCCTTCTCCTTCTGTATGTCCCCCATCTGGTTTAACATCTCTCATCCATCCCTCTTCCT